GGTATCTTTCTAACATCTTTCTTGATTGCTCTATATCAGCGTTAACAGTTTGCGATATTTCTTTTACCAATTCGTTTTTGAGTAGTGTAGAATCTATAGTCCAATGCCTTTGCTTATCTGCATTAGACATCCTATTAAACTCTGAGTTGGTAGCAAATGACTTACCGTTCCATGTCTGACTAGAGGCTGGCAGGCTCTTAACGTACTGCTCCCTACCCTTTATAAAATCTGAGACATACTTATGTGTTTCGTTCCTTGAGTTGGGAGTGAATGTTCCATTGCGACTCTTGTTCTGCTCGATCTCATACACCATTGTGCTAATAGTCTCAGCAGCCTGAGATATCTTGTCATATACAAGCGGGTCTGCCTTTTCAGCTTCTTCAAGCCCTTTTTCGTCTATGATCTTCTCCATCTCTGGAGATACCTGAGCAACCATTTCTTTGATAGCAGTCTCAGCAGTTTCCCTTGCTTGAGGCTGGGATTCTGTTCTGCGCGATAGTTTATCCTCTAGCTCCTCTATTTTTTCCTGATATTTCTGTTCTACCTCTCCAAGGACATCAGCCATATCCACCCTTTTTTCAGCTTTCTTGAAATCTTTCTGGGTATATTTAGGCTCATGCTTTTCGTAAAAAGCAGCGTGTTCATCTGATTCGGGATCGAACTCATCATCTGGATTCTTAGCCATCCATTCCTTTTGGTACTCCTTGGATGATTCCACGAAGTCAGCAAACTTTTTACTAATCCCTTTGTACTTATCAGGATTAGACTTCTCCATCTGACTAAAGATTTCGTATGTGCCTTGATCCTCTTCGTCTAACTCCACTGAATCAACAGCAGGAGCCTGTTCAGTCCTGTTGTTTGCGTCACTTTGCTTAAGTGCTTCGGCTGCTGCCTGACCAGCAAGCTTGGCCATATCTTCATATGAAGGTGCTGGTTCTTTTTTCTTTAACCTCTTCTTGGGCTTCTCCTCTGCAACAGTTTCCTCTTCTATTTCTTCCTCTACCTCTTCTTCTTCGGCTTCCTCAACAGGCTCTTCTTCAACTTTAGATTCGTTTTCTTTTTCCTCTTTAGTCTCAAGCCCCATCATCTTTCTCAGTTCCAAAAGATTAGACTCCACCTCCTCAGTCGCGTCTTCTTTTTCAACTGTTTCTCCCTCTGGTTCAGGTTCAGTCTCTTCCTTTCCAGTTACATTAATTGATTCAGGTTCCTGAAAGTTAGTGTATTTAACACTATCATCGCGCCTATCGGAACCCGATATGGTTTTTTCTGTATCGAACGCTCCTTCAACTTCGATTCCTTGACCGAGTTCCAATGTTGGTTTCTGTGGTAGTTCAGGCATAAGTGTCTATGTTTGTATCTATTTCCAATTTTAGTTTATAAAGTTCTTTTTCTGGCTGAGAGTACTCACCCAAAATCCTTATAAATGATATTAACTCTGCCGCTTTTCTAACGTGGTCATTAACTTCCCACGCTCTATCTGAAAGGTGATTAAGGCTGGCCTCTTTTCCAGCCATAGCTTGATTGTAGGCAATCTCGTTCAGGACATACTTCCTAAACAGTTTAGCCTTTGGTGATAGTAGCCAGTCTTTAACGTCGACTACTTCTTGATCAGTTGTGGTGTTCTTCGTGTAGTTGATCAAACTGTATCAAGCGCAGTGGGAGGAGGTGGTTCAGGGGACGCGTTCTGTCCACCGACTTGCGCTGCTATTTGCTCTATTACCTGAGCTTGCCTCAATAGCTGATTGGCATTGGCCTCTGCCTGTCCAGCTATCTGTTGTGTTAACCCGCTGACATCCGTTAGCACCTGCTGCCTCACAGCCTCGCTATTCTGAGCTAACTGTTCCGCAACTTGCTGCTGAATTACCTGTGCTGCTTCCTGCAACTGACCCATCAACTGTTCCTGAACGGCGGCAACATTCTGTCCACCACCTTCTCCTTGCTGTTCCTGAGCCGCCTGCAATTCTTCTACAGACTTAGCCATCTTCAACCTGAAGTCTCTCGGCACACCTGATAGTTCAAATATCTGGTTAAGCAGACCAACTGCCTGCTCTGGGCCAATCACTTGAGCAACCAAAGGATTACTCATTGCCGCCCCAAATAACTGAGCCATGACGTTTGCACTGGCTGGGTTATTAATACGATCCATCCCGTCACGAACTGACGAGAAGGACTCTAAGGAAATAGCTGTCTTATCTTTCACGGCAACAACTGGCTTCGATGTAATACCTTCATCAGCATCCTCAACTGTAAACCCAAGCCTCTCCAACCTCTCTCTGGTAACAGGAGTCTGTAGCTGGGCGTAGAACTCTGGTTCACCATATGCCATCAATCCATTGTAGATTTGGGTCTTCCACGCATACACTGCCCTATCCACTGACGAGCTTGTAAACTGCAACCTGTTACTGGTGTAACTGGCTATGCTCCTTACCTCTTCAGCAGTTTGCTCATGGGATGCCGCTGCTCCCACTTCCTGAGCAGAAAGAACAAGAACACGCTCAAGAATATCCAAGATGCTTCTGACTCCATTAATGATCTCCGTTGTACTTTGTTGAGGGAATTTGAATGATGTAAATGCTTTCTCTGGGTCGTGCTGTCCTACACGCGCCTTACGGGATGAATAGCCTACAAAGTTCAATGTGCTGTACATGTTCTGACCCGCATCATTGATCTCTTCGACTGTATCACCACCAACCTGATCCTCATCAACAAAGGTCATGTTAGTCAGGTTCTGCTTAATGCTTAAAAGATATTGAGTCAGCAAGTTACCCACATGATCTTGGAATGGTAAAATCTCCAAGGACAATGATGGGTTTACTGTCTGCAACTCGTTGCTGTCGTAGCCGTAGTAAACTACTGGGCAATATGGAAGGGGCTCCGCATAAATAACAGTATCATCTTGAGCCACGCAGAATCGGAACCAAACATCGTGATCGTAATCGAAGAGCCCCATCTTCTTGGGGTTGAGCTTCTCAAAGTATTCCGTAACCAAAACAGAATAGTCATCATGCTCAGATGTGTAGTACTGAACGTCCTTCTCCCTATCCAACAATAATGCACCTGATTCCTTCTGTAGAAACTTAACAGTCCCAGAATAACCAGAGTTTACATATAACCCAAAGTTGGCATTGCTAGTAAGCCAGTCAATACTTCCAGCAGCAACCTTATCAGTGTTATAATACATCTTGTTGTTTGCCACATCTCCATATCTCTGTATAGCCCAATACCCACTAAACTTACAGCCCGTATCCGAATTGAAACTAGAAGGCCTATGGGCTATATCCCAAAAGGTTCTAGCTGGGTGGGGAGTATGATATCTGATCCCCTCCTTTGTATATACTTCCTTTTCCTCACCATCCTCATCTCTAATCGTTTGTTTCTCGCTATGCCAAGATTCCTTTGGAAACTGTAAGCAGTACCCATAATGCAACATCTGGAATATGCTCTGAGAGAGAACGCTGGAATAATCGTATTGCTGAGAAATAATCTGAACACGATCCGTTACGATCTCCCCTTTAACCCTGTTTTGCTGAGTGCTCTTGTGAGGCTCATACTTAAATAACGGAACCAAGTTCCTGTCATTAAAGATACGAGCCCACCTGATCGTCACATACGCCTTAACCAAAGGAACAAATATCTGATAGAACCTTGGCAGGTTCAGTGCCTGAGTGGTCTCACCCTTGGCAGATACATGATCCTCTATTAAATGAGATACCCCCCAGCTATCCAGAGCCTCGGCTACAGACTTATCGTCTCCCTTTTTAGACACGAGACTATGTAACAGTGTGGGGGAAATTTGTCGGAGCGGGGCGTTCCAAGCCAAATCCAGTGCATAATACAACTTATGATCACGAAGACTGCGGCTTACACCTTCTTGAATGCGATTACGCATCCTGCCGATCAGCTTCTCGATCTGCTCTGGCTTTTCCTCTGCGGAGAACACAGACCTCATCTTCTCTTGTGAGTATCCGCGATCCTTTAGAATATCTAAATCTATCATATTAGTACTGGCTTTCCTTTTTTCTCAGCCTCGTCGACTGCTTTTTTTAACCTGTTATAACGCTCCTTTAGAGAGCTTTGGCCATAAAGCTTTAAAAACATTTTAACAGGAACACCTTCCTCGATCTTCCCTGTTGCACCCTTGTATTGGCCAAACACAACGGTTCCTTTCTCTAGGTCGAACTCAGGTTTCAACCTCTTTATGTGGATAGAGAAGGAATATCTTCCTTGCTTATCCTGAGTCACCAAGACCTTGAGGTTATCCTCTATTGCTTCTCGCATTAAGCTAACGCTTCAGGCTCCTCCGTCTCATCCTCATCTGGAACCTCGTACATGTAATCCTCTATATCCAGAGTATCGACCTTGATCTCTACCCCTTCTGGACTGATAGAAGAAATGCTACCTGCAACATTATCCAAAATAACGGAGTCATTGACGGCGTATGAAGACATAAGCTCAGCTAATTCCTCATAACCTTCTTTCGTTAAATCTATTGATACCGTGATCATTAAATTAATATGTACTGCTGCTGACAGTACACCCTGAACCGACTATGCTAGTTTAATATTCTTTGTCCAGCATATAGATTACTTGGAATACAATTAGCGCGACACTAATATCGCGGAGCGATGAGCGAAGATGATGGTGGCGTATGGATGCCACGACTTAGCCCCAAGCAGTACGAAATCTTTAACTGCTATGGCCGATATGTACTTGTATCTGGCCCCCGTTACTCAGCCAAAACATGGGGCGTGCTACAGAGGCTCATGCGTCACGCATGGGAAACCCCTTCTGCCCGTATAGGTGTGTTCACTAACACCCTGAAAAACGCCAAGGTAGGTGTGTGGGACTTGTTATATCAAAAGATTGTGCCCGAATGGACGGAACAATTGGAAGGATGCGAGCTTGTAACGCCCATGAAGATGGATGGAGCCACCCGAATGGAGCATTTCAGGATCAGCAATATGCACGGGGGAGACTCTGAATTTCAGCTACATTCTCTTAAAATTGAGGATGAAATAGCCCAAAAAGTTAAAGGAACAGTGTTTTCCTGCATATTTGTGTCCGAGCTCACCAACTTTAAAGAGGATTATGTGTTCCGTTTTCCGAAGGGTCAGCTTCGTATGCCGGGGGTTCCTTACGATTCACATATGTGGATAGCTGATACCAACCCATGCGAAGAAGAAGGGCAAGATTTCTGGGCATATAAAATATGGTATGAAGAAGCACAACGAGATGACCACCCGAATCCTGAATACCAAAAGAATTTAACACTGATAGAGACAAAAGTTGCGGATAATACGTTTCTAGACCCACGGGAGTTTGAGGATTTAAAGGCCACCTTTGCACATGATCCTGACTTATATGCCTCTTATGTAGATGGTAAGTGGGTTGAGACCTCCAAGGACAGTTTCTTTACTGGCGTATTCGCATCCCGCCATGTAGGTGGTAACAACGAAGGTAACTTTGAAGATTGGGACGTACTACTCCCAGACGAAAATACTGATGTGCTCTATACTGGCTGGGACTTGGGCGACAAAAACCACGCGGCTGTTATTATGGAGAAAGTTCTTACCACAACAGGGCCAGCCTTTAACGTGCTTGATGAGCTAGTGGTAATTGACGGAGAAGTCACCATCGAGGACTTTACTATCTCTTTCCAAGAGATGATGCGTGAGTGGGAGGAGGTGGCTGGCAAAAGATTCCAATGGGTTCACTGGTCTGATGCCAGCGCGGTTGACCGATTCCGATCTGCGGCTGGCACTTGGGACTCCATGATTGTCTCCAGAGTTACTGGCGGGGAGATCGTCCTGAGCCCCTGCCCTAAGTTTGCTGAGTCTGTAAGGCTCCGTGTGATGCTTACAAAACAATTGCTAACCGAGGGAAGGTTGACTTGTTCCGTGCGCTCTGAGGGACTTATAGAGAGCCTAAAAGGCGGGTTAAAGAAGACTAAGGGAAGAAGTAAACGCACTTATGTTCGCAATAACAAACATAAGCACGTTTGGGATGCCACGACCTATTGCATTCTAGGCGAGATGTTCCACGAAATTCAGATCGGAGACCACTCGCCAGCAGCTAAACTGCTCAGACTATAGTCTCTTCCTCGATATCAGGCGGCTCACTTGCATCATTTAACATGTTGTTTAATGATGTTTTAGCAAAATCAGCCATCCCGACAGCAGCCAAGCAACCCCCGAAGAACCTGACAGACACAAAGTCATCTTCATCCATCTGATCACTGGCTAATACCAGCAATGAGCTACTAAAATGTTCGCCAAGAAGACCGCTAATCTTCCTAGCAACTTCTTCTTGGGTCTTGTTCATTTTCTTTTCCTTACCACTCTTTTCTTTTTAGGCGTAGACTCGTGAGGCGCGTTAACTTTTGACCCCATCTGCCTGCCTATGTGGCTCTGGCTGGCCCGTGGCTTACCACTTCCCTTCGTTACTGGGTTCCCTCGGACTATCAAACCCGTCTTTCCAGATGCAGTTTTAGATTTGGCCTTTGATCTTGGCTGGGAAGCCCTTCGCAGGTTATCCCTTCTCATCAAAGCCATGCGCCTATCAAACTCCTTCTTCTCAGCGGCCGTCATTTTTTTCTTTGCTGCCATTTTATTTCCCAACTTTCTTCATTGCCATTTTATGAGACTCACCAAAGGTTTTACCAGAAAGCATGAGCTTCTTCATATGAGACATATGCTTCTTGGTGTGATGCTCTGAATGCCTCTTCAGAGTATCTTCCTGCCTCTTTGTCAGCTTCTTCTTAATAGCCATAACTATTTTTTTTCTTAGTGGGTTTTTTCTTTTTAGCTTTGTTTGCTGCTTTTGCTGCTGCTGCTTTACCCTTTTCTGTATAAGGGAATTTCTTTTGTCCTTTTTTAGTTTTTACTGTTGGCATTTTATTAACTCCATTCGTCGGACTCTAGTAACTCCAGTATAGTCCCGTAGTTCTCTATGTCCTTCGCTGTGTCTATCATACTTTCCTCTATAACCTCTGGCGATTCTTTGCTCTCTATTCGCTTCCAAGTTAAATTCATCATGCGCTGAAGTTTATCATTAAGCCTGAACCCCACGCCAAGAATGTTCAGGTCTTTCTTATCCCATGCAGCTATATTCTTACTGCCATAGTCACTCTGTTTCTTATCAAACAATAGTATATTCTCAATTTTACACTTGATCGCCTTCTTGGCCATTGCTGTCTTCAGGCCCAGCGACTGCGCCATTATCCCCGCGAGGAACGCTGTGCTCGGCTTGTGTTGCATCGCCTTGATTGTTTCTATTATCGCTTCCCTCGCCTGCTCCGTTGTCAGACTCGCCTCCTGTGATGTTGACTTGTTTTGGGTCATTAATTTGAATCGGTGTTACTACTTGGCCAGCAGCAAAGCTTGCTTTCTTTTTAGCCTCTTCTGGCTTGATCTGCTTTGCATTTACTATATTGCTACAGATTTTAGCTGACTCTGTTAACTGCTTAGATACTTCTACTGCCTTACTTATAGCTGTTAATTTAACAGTCTCGTCATCTGACTCGTATGCTATATCTGCCGCCAGTTGCATAAGGGGTTCCAGTTTTTCCGCTGATAGGAATACATACCCTATACTGGTTTTAACTACCCCCTCTTTCTCTATAAAGTCTCCTAGCTTCTTTAGCTCCCCATACTTTTTTCTTTTTAAAGCTACTAATCCTGTCTCAGACGCAGCTTGCTTGGCCTCTTTATGCGAAAATAATCCCTTGGTAGGTGGGACTTCTACGGGGTTACTATCTGGGACATCAACTGTCCCACCATCAGGTATCACTCCAGTATCACTCATTCCATCCAAACTCTAAACCGTTATCACGCGCCCAGCATGTCGCGTCCTTATATTTTGTTTTTAGAGGCATATAGCACATACATCCTAATTCAGGCTCATCATGGCTCCCGCAAGTCCTTCTCTTGAGGTTGAATATCGGACACTGCCAACACTCTCGGTATCTCGCCAGCCGTGTGGTCGAGGCCACCGTTTGCGTGTAAGGCATCCCGAAGATTGACCACCACATCAACTGGCCCCCTGTTCTCAGGATGCTTGGCAGACACTTGACGAGACCTAATGAACGGCACAAGGAAGTGGCCCCCTGCAACGCGACTATTGCGAATGCCCCCGCACGGGATAGCCGCTTGTGATACAAACGAACGATAGACATCTAACAGTTTTCCTTTCAGTTTATAAATTATCTTGGCCACATATTTACAGTAATCAGCCGCCGATAGCTTACTTCTCTTTTCTTTCTCTGCCTTTATGGTGCTCGCCCACCACTGCTTTTTAGGAGCCACCTCCATCGTCCAATAGATGTGATCGTCCTTGAATGCCAGCAGTCTGGTGTTGCTCATCTCGGCCCAGAATCCTTTGTCCTGCGCTATCTCCACACACGCCTCATGGCCCTTACCTTTAAAGTCTTGGCCAAGCGATTTGAACTCATCATACAGCCCATTCTTCCAGTTAGCTCGGTACGGGATCGGATAAATTTCTGCGAATCCTAGATCAATAGAATCATGCTTGTTGACCATCATTTCGAGCATCTGCTCCTGCATGACCTCCCATACAAGCTTCATCTGAGGCAAACTGATAACTCCTGTTTCTGCTATGTTTTTCAGGAGTTTTTCATTGCTTTGCATTTTTTTTAAAAAAGGACTTGCCGAGTCACGGTGCGGGTGTACTCTTACCCCCGCAGAGGTTACTCGCCTGCTACCCGCAGGCTATCGGCTAGGAAGAAGAAGAACAACAGTATTTTACACCCCCTTACGGGCCTATGGCTTAGCTAGTTTCTCGCTTTTCTAGTAGCCGACCTCTGCATTCAGGCCTGCAAGGGGGTCTTTTTTTACAATGACAGTAGATCAACTGAACCGAACGAAGCTCGACCCACTGAGCTTTCGCATATACGCCGCCCTGTTATGTGAAGATGACATGTCTATAAATAGATTGTCCTACAGAACAGGTATGACTCGCAAAGCAATTAGTAAAAGATTGCCCTCGCTGATATCCAAACAGCTAGTCATCAAGACCAATAACCGCTCCAAGGTCGCCACCTACTCAGGCCTAGATACAACTGAGTCAATTGACGCAATAGTTGAGTATAATGACTCAGTAGTTGAGTCAAATGACCCAATTCAAGTTGAGTCTAAAGACTCAGTTACTGAGTCAGATGACTCAAGTGTTGAGTCAATAAACCCAACTGTTGAGTCAAAAGACCCAGCTCAGGACGTTTTTATCGGTGGAATGGGGTCAACTGTGGCTAAATTCTCCTAACACATATATATCTATATATATATATATATCTATAACACAATTTAACATCTATAGAAGTATTATATAAATAACGAGGATGCAGAGGTTAAAAAATAAAAAGCTAGACCACCTTGAAGATTACACAGCAGAGCGAGGACTGATCGGTTGTATTCTTCTAGACCCCCAAATCTTAGACAAGCTGCTTGCTAGGGAAGATAGGCCGCTCAATCTATTCACCGATCCGATCTGCTATAACCACATGGTGGTGATACTTGACCTATACGACAGAGATCGGCTGATAGATAAAGTCACCATCAATCGCAAGTTCATCGAAAATAATATCCACCAGAACATCCAGTTCGTGGATGAATGCGAGAACATCACACCCTCCCCGCTCAACTGGTCGTACTATCTGGAAATCCTGCAAGAGATCAAAATGAAGCGGGAAACCAAGATGCTATGCGATGAGGTATCATCAAGGATAGCACAAGACCCCAGTGCTGAGCCTACAGGGGTGCTAGAAGAGCTTTTTGAAAGAGCCGAGGGTCTATGCAAGGTAAGGGACTCAGAAACGTCTGTACGGGCTTATAAGGACATTAGGCAGGATACCGTGGAGTTCTTCACTGATTGCTTCAATCGTAAAGGCGGTATCAAGGGTATCACTACTGGCCTTTACAACCTCGATCAGATGATCTCAGGACTCAACAAGGGTGAACTAAATATCATCGCCGCTAGGCCAAGCGTAGGTAAAACTTCACTAGGTCTCTGCATCTCTGACGCAGCAGCAGCCCGTGGGCATAACGTCCTGTTCTTCTCCCTAGAAATGACAGCCGCTCAACTCCAAATGCGATCCATCTGCTCCGAGATGAACCTCGACTACCGTGACGCTCTCAAAGGCAACCTGTCCCAAGATGATATGAAGAAGATTCAGGCTGGTATCGACCTCATCGGTAAACGCCCCATCTATGTCGACGATAGCGGAACCTGCACTATCCATAATATTAAATCCAAATCTAAAAGACTTAAGCGTGACGTAGGCATAGACCTAATCGTAATCGACTACCTCCAGATAATATCATCCTCCAAGAAATTTGAAACCAGAGCCCTAGAAGTAGGATACTGGTCATCACAACTAAAAGCCCTAGCAAAGGACTTAAACGTACCCGTAGTCTGCTTATCTCAACTCTCCCGCGCTTCAACCACAAACGAACGTAAACCCCGCCTAACAGACCTCAGGGACTCAGGGGCAATAGAACAAGACGCAGACGTAGTAGTTATGCTCCATAGGGATAATGACGTTGACATGTCTGACGGGAAACCATACCCCTTGTCCCTCATAGTTGCCAAACAGAGGAATGGCCCAGTGGGTGAAATCAATATTGAGTTCATCCCAAAGTACACCAAGATGCGAGACGCTTCACCCATAGTAGACATTCCCGTAGACAGCTATGGGAACACACCATAACAAGCAGCTAGGAACAGCCGCTGAATGCATTGTCACTGCTGAATTAATTAAACGTGACTGGTATGTCTCCACCCCAGAAGGGGACTACGCTCCTTACGATAGAATAATAACTAAAGGCAGATTCATTCATAAGGTGCAAATCAAGTCTGCCACCAAATTTAACCACCCTTCAGGCAACGAAAAGGCCTACAAGTGGACTATCAGAGGAGGCCACTCTAAAAAAACTATCCATGACCGATGCGATATAGACGTTTATATCTTCGTCGGTATACCTACAAGGGAGTTTCTTATCATTCCCTACGATGCCATCTACGGAATGAAGACCATATCAGTCAACACAAACAACATAGATGATGCAAAATGGGGAATCTATCTAGGCGCATGGGGACTTCTAGAGAATAAAGGCTTCAGAGATATCATTTAGGATCATTAATTCGCCTAGCCTGCACTATAGCTCGCTCTATTATATCAATAGCCTTCTGATTTCCTATCGTCGCAACCTCTTCAAGAGCCAACTGTAGCGTTTTAATTAAGTCTGCCATAGCCCAGACAGCCTACAGTATAGGTTTATACGCGAAAAGTCGTTTCTAGAAAATGGCTTAGAGTCGCGCAAGGGCATATACATATATATATCGAGCACAGGGGCATGGCCCCGCTCCCACCCCCTACCCTTTTCCCTTCCCCTCCTAAACAAAGGCATGGTGTTTTCATACATCAGGAAAATGACAGATTGCAACCCCGCAAAATTACACTTGTGAACGGTGAAACTACACTCCCCCGCATGGGGCGGGGAATTAGTGGAACCAATACAAATGAATAATATGTCTAAACTAATCGACACTTATCGTAACAACGGCATCGTCGCATCGCCTCCCGCTTTGCGTCTGATGGAGGAAAAGCAATTCAGCATTGAACACGCTCGCAAGTTGCAAAGCGGAATTGATTCCGAGTCTATCGGCATCAATGACGTTCGCGCATATGATTTGCCGCAAATTCAATCTGCAAAAGCGGCAGACGTTAAGCCAGCCAAGTACATAGAACCTTCCAAGGATGCCGCTCAGGCGGCGTTTGAGGACGTTGCCTATCACGAGGCTTGGTCTCTTACTTGGGACGGCAAAGGCGGCGCGAAGCTAAAGCATTTCGCCCTCAAGTTTCCTGAGCATTGCGGTTGCGAAGGCGTAAAGCCAAGCGAGATTGCAAGCGTACACCTCGAAAAGGCTGGAGGCTTCATTGTTGCAA